GCCCAACAAGGTAGGAAACGATATACCTTGCCCCGTTTTGCGCAAAGGTCAGAAACGATTGCTCCATGCGGTTTGCTTCCAGCACGGCATTATCAGAGGCGTTTTTGATATACCGCCCCATCGCTTCGCTTGACACTTTGAAATCATCTATATCAAGAGTGGCTTTGAATGCTAATGCTCCACCTATATTTTCCATACTAAATTAAACCTTTGACATAGTTCTTAATATCTTCTTTCGTTTTGAGTTCTCTACGGATAACCTTTTCTCCTGTTTTTGGCTTCGGTAATCCGTTCTCATCCGTTTCTGTTTTCGGAATCGGCTTTGTCCTTGCCATATCCGCCATCATCAGCTCTACATTCATCCAAGAGATACCCCAGAGCAAGTAATCATAACTCCAGCCGAACATTTTCAGCAATTCCGCACGATTACCCCACGGGCTGTTTAGCCCGGTTACTCTATCATATCCGCTCTGCTCTTCGGTTTCGTTTTCCCTACTTCCTTGATTGATATGATAGAGGATGTAAAACCCCCGGCATTCATCATCTGGCTTATCACATCGGCAAGTTGCTTCAAACGTGGTACAGTCAGATGCTCAATGAAGAAATCACGGAGTACCTTTGTCTGTTTGTTTACTGGATTAGCGATTGAGCCGTTGTTGATTACTGCAACTGCGGCTATCTCTGCCATGAGTGAAATGTACTTGAAATACTTCTTTGCCTCTTGCGTGGGTTGTTCCTGTATCTTTTCCTCATTGAGTTCTATTTGTAGGTACAGTTTCCTCAAATAGTCAATAGTACCCAGATACAGAGGCTTCACATGGAACTGGCGCATATATACTTCTACCATCTTCCCCTTATCCGTGTCCGGCATTTCCATTACTGACACATTCCAGTCTTTAGGAATCCGCCTGTCATGCCATACCTTGACATGGTTAGGGAAATGCTTGTTCCACCAACGTACCCACTTTGGGGGCTTCACCGGGTTAATCTTCAAAGGCACGGAGAATTTCACCCCCATATCCAGAAGTGCCTGTATCGCTTGCTCTTCTATTTCAAGCTGTTGTTCTCTTGTCAGTTCTTTTGGCTTTTCTTCCATAGATATTGCTGTTAAAAAGAAAGCCCCCTACGTTGCTTGCAGGAGGCTTTCCTGTTACATAAAAGCATCAGGATTACGCTTTAGTCGGATCGGTCATAGCCTCATCAATTTGCAACTCGGCTTGATACTGGATCGTGAGCGGCACAAGACAGATACCCGTTGAAGAGTAGGTAATCTCGAACTTCGGAATGATCCTCACATTCGGGCAACCGATAAACAAGCCCTCTTCCGGCTGCTGCCAAATGGCAAATTCCTTATAAGGCAGTTTCTTAGGTCTTACCCACGTACGGTTAGGAGTTTCCCCCTCTACAGTTCCGCCAAAATAGCGTGAAAGCAAATCCAGATCTGGATCCATCAGCGAAAGTGCCAATGTGGTTTCAGTTTCGCCTACCTGTGTAATCTTCTTGCTTGAAGTTTCTGACTTATGTACCGTTGTTTCAGGGTCAGAATCGGTAAGCTGGCAAGTGTCTTGATACACATCGCCAAGATCTTTCCATTCAGAGCCTTTTGCTGGCATAGTACCGTCAGCTTCTGCATCGGCAACATAGATCTTCTTCAATCCCATTGTTGATAATACTGGCATAGTCGTAAAATTTATTGGTTCATTTTCTTTTCTCTAACTGTTATCTCCAAAGCGATAGAAACAAAGTGTTCGTTATGGTCTGGCTCTTTGATAGGAGGATTGATCAAACCGATATTCCAGTTATAACCGCTTCCTATCTCGTAGTGGTTCTGCAAGACTGCAATAACCTTTTTCCTTATGTCTATCAGCCTCTGGTAGTCTATTCTGTACACGGGTGGATTTGTACGCTTCTTCACCTTATCCGGCACATGAATGTTTACGTTGATTTGCCCGTAACGCACGGATTCCTCACCGTCTATTGCATGAGGGACTATAATCACATCTTCTTTGCTGTAGTCGTTACGTTCATAGTCAATGCTGCCTGTAATCATGGTTTTCACTTCACTTTCCATAAGCATTTGATATACCCGTACCGCTATCTCTTCCGTTGTAATCATAACACACCTCCGAACAATTCATTTGCCTTTGATTTGGCTTTTGCCATAAGTTGATTCATTGCGGCTGGAAAATCCTTTTTGGCTTTCAGTTCTGCCGGAAGAATGACATTGTAACCCTTAGCCTCAACGTAAGCTGCGTAATTCATCCCGGCTACTATAATGAGAGAGAAAGCGTCCGGCAAGCTGTTAGCCATCTGCATAGCCACATTAAGGCTTGCTTTAGCTCCCTCATTGTTAGGCTGGTTTTCCCCACTAAAGTATTCCAGTTTCTTTTTACGCACTATCGCATAGGATATAGAGTTTGTGAGGTTGCCCGTCCTGTCTGTATAGCTGTGTTTCTCCTTAGCGTACTTCACAAGGCTTTCGCCAAGAAACTTCAATAGGTATAGTGTGGCGTTTTCAAGTCTTACTTGAAACGCTGCCACCGCCTTTGAAATGACACTGCTATGATTGTTAGTCGGAGCTATCCCCATATCTCAATGTATCTTCTGTTAAGATTATCCACGCCTTGAATCTCGAAAACTGCCACCTTGCCATCCTCACTTGTGATCTGTACTGGCGTTGCAATATCCAGATTTCCTTTGAAGCACTTTGGTATAAGTACATCGTAAGTGTACTGGTGCATTTGCCCGTCTGTACCGATCTTTTGTTTGGCTGGCACGAATGTTTCTATCTGGCACTCGCAACCGTCCATCCAGTCGCCCGTTTGAGGCTCTGAAACAATAAACCCAGTATTCGGATCTATTTGCTCATCCTGAATTTCCTTGTATTTGAAAGTACCGTTATATCTCATGGCTACCACATATTAGATCCGTCCGTGATAGACGGGACTTCGACAAACTCCGAGGCATCCAGACCGTTTTCACTGCAAATAACCTTGATACGCTTCTTTAGCTCATCCACGCTGTACCCTTGTGAGGATTTGCCCATGCTGTCACTTGTGAGGACAACCATTTTCTTTAGCACCTTGATAGCGGCAATGGCAATAGGTTTCCTATCCGTTTCCGCATTGTATTCGGCATCAGAATTGCCCACATTCGCATCAGCAAGAGCCTTTTTCAGCGCAAGAGGACTTGGCGTATATGGTTCAAGCTCACCGATCAGAGCATCGTATTTTGTCAAATTACCCATCTTAGACCTCCTTGTTTAGTATTTCAGAGAGTGAAGCGGCTTGCTCTTCCGTCAGTTCATCCAGTTTCTTTGAAACACCTTTTACTCCGGCATTCTTGGCGGCTGGATTACCGATTTCTTCAAGTGCTGCTTTCACCTCATCAAGTCCGTATTCTTTCTGTTGGAATGAGATTGTTTCAGGCTTCTTCTCATCAGCCTTTTCATCATTCCCATCATCAACAGAAGTAATCTCACACATACCACGTTTCACAAGGTCGTTTACCCTGCTTAGGTCGTTTGTGGTAAGAAGATCGCCAGACTTGTAAATAGTCTGGTGATCATTCTTATCTCTGAAAGGCTTTAATACTACCAGTTTCATAGTTTAGCCCTCCATAAGAGCATCAATGCCCTCAAACTCCTGCTTGGTGCAATACATACGCTCGTTTCCGTTGGCATCTGCCGGGATCGTCTTTTCGGAAATGCCTCTTACCTGCATACAGATAATGGCATTAATATCCGTAATGATAGGCAGCAAGCGTCCAGATCCTTGCGTAACTTCACCTGCTACCTGACCAGTGGATTCACCAGTACGCCACTTGGCGATACGGATTCCGTTACCAGCGTTCATGTAGTCCACATCGTCCTCTTCCATGAGTTCGCTGTCCTCAATAGACGGCTGGATTTCACCGATAACTCCGGCTGGCTTGATACAGATAAAGTTGTGATTCCACGGCTCAACAGATCCACGCTTACCGTCCTTGTCCTGTCCCATCTTACGGGTGACAACCGTAATGTTCGGGATTTCGTTTTCACCCAAAAGGCTTTCAAGTTGGGTTTTGGTGACGGTCTGCGCCTGTTTGTCGTTTCCATGCACCAGCAAGCGTGTGGTCTGATCCATACGCAACCAGTAGTAGAGATCCTGAGACATCAGGATTTCGCCCGGCTCAATCCCCCTTTGGCGAAGATCGGCACAAATGGCAGCAAGCATCAGAACGGGGCTTAACTTGCCTGCCTTAGTGTTTGCCGTAGTCCAGTTGAAAGCCGAAACGAGCTTGTTAGCCTCATCCATGTTGTAGTCGATCTCAAACTCCCTACCACCCGGATTGTTGATAGCTGGTTTGAACTGTGCAACACCCCAGTTGGAGAATGCCATAAGCGCAATGAAGTCCATGACATCTTTGCAGCCCAGATAAGCATCCTGCACATCCGCTTTGAGCGTCTTTTCGATCTCCCTAACCTTTTGAGCCTCCGAAAGACGGGGATTCTCGTAAACTTCCATCAGCTTGCGATAGGTACGGGCTGGCATAAAGAACTTGTGACCCACACGGGGTATCTCCTTAGTCCAAATATCGAAGCCGTCAGAGCGTCTTTGAGGGGTAGGTGATTCATCAGCAAGCAGCGTAGCCATGAAGCGCAACCGATACTTGCCCATAATTCCCTCCGCTGTCAGTGACATTTGAGGGGTATTGTAGGTAAACCAGTTATCGGAGTACATCTTCTGGAACAAGGCTACTTCCCTTTCAGAAGCCTTATCGAAAGCCTTGCGCCACGTTGCCAGAAAGTCAATGGGTCTACCATCCTTGTACAGACCTTTGAATTTTGAATAAATTGATTTCATGCGTTATCCTCCTTTCTTTAGAATGATTGAGTGAGTTTAACGTGCGGATTGGCTTTCAGGAACTTTCCTGTAGTGTCTTTCTGGCTTGCCGGGATAGGCGGAACACGCCTTTCATACATTGCGTATTGCATTGTATCTGCCGACACATCAATGCCAGTTTCAAACTCGCTTACCTCCACATCGTAGATAGTTACAGCGTTAGCCTCACCGATTTCAGCGGCATTGGAAGATTTTTCCACCACCTCCACCAGTACATCATCCTTAGCAAGCCCGGTGATTTCACCAGATAGCGTGATAATGTAGTTTTCGTTCTTAGCCTCAATCTTGGAGATAGAAACAGCACTGGCAAAAGTGCCAGAAATAGCACCAGCCTTAGCCACCTTATCGCCAACAGCGAAGCAAGGAGCAAAAAACTCATCCACCAGCAAGCGAACGATCTTCTTATCATCGCTATCTACCTCCACCACCTTAGCGGTTTTCACCACGCTAACGAGCCGGGTTTGCTCATCGTAGATTGCAAGAGTTCCAGCCGGGATAGTGTCACCAACATTGAAACGCTGTTTGGTGACATCCAGATTGAAACCGCCTTGCACAATAGAGGGACTACCCGTAAATATCGGGCGTTCCCCTGTAAATGAGTGCTTTTTCCTTTTCATTGCGATTTTATTTAACAGTGATTGATTCCAGCAAGCTATCAGCAGCTTCATCTATCTGTTTTTCGCTTGCCGCTTTAGAACCCTCTGAATCATCAGGCGCAAGACCTGCCGTAATGAAGTCTTGTTTGAGATTTGCCACAGCCTCTTCTATATCCTCATCATCGGATATGGACTTGGCGAAGCGATCACGGAACTTAGCCGGAATCTTGTGCTTTGCCATAGCAGCGTTAATATCCGCCATGCGCTTTGCCTTGTTTTCGTCAGCCTCATACTTAGCCAACTTCTCTTCCAGAGCCTTAATCCGCTTCTCATTAGGATCATCCTTTTTGTTGGGATCATCGCCAGAGCCTTTGCCGCCCTTATCGTCTGGATCGTCATCTTCTCCGTCCTTTTTCCCTTTCTTGGAATCATCCTTTTTCTTGTTTGCCCATCTGGTAGCTTCTCCCTGACTTTCAGTAGCCACGTCAGCTATCAGGTTTGCAGTCGTTTCAATCGCTGCATCATCGGTCGAATCATCCTCAATGCTGCCACCCAATTTTTCGGTTATCGCTTTAAGGTACTTCTCCGATAGACCAGTGTCCTTACACAAGTCCTTGACCTTTTCAAAGAGTTTCTTATTCATACTTGAATTGCATTTATAGTCCGTTAATATGTGACTTCTACAGCGCAAATATAGAAAATAATTCCGTAGAAATGTGTTTATTGAACACAGAAAATTTACCGAGTTAATGTATTTATTTTCTGTATGTTAGAAGATTGATTAGAGTTTTACAGAAAAAATCTCCGCAAATTATTTGGTATATTACAAATAACACACTATATTTGCACTGTGTTTAAGGAACACACATAACAAGAATAGCAACATTAAAAGATTTCGGATATGAATAAGAAAGAGTTTGAAGAAAGAACAGGATTAAAGGTACAAGATGATAGCTACTCTAAGATAGAGGAAAGCTATATGAGAACAGACCTTGACAAAGATCAGTTCTGTAAGTTGTGGGTAGAAAACCCGGATGCACTAAGAGAGATCGAAACGAAAACGGTGCTGGTTCGTGAGCTTTACGAAGAGCGCAAGAGCCTTGCAAATTTCTTGATTGATCAGGCTGAAAAATGGAGCGCATCAGACTTGCGAGAAAAAGCAATCGCCATGATAGGTGAAAGGGAATATCTAAGGCGCAAGATTGCCAGAGGATATAACCTTTGGGATGCCGATAAGGAGTTATTGGATAACATTCTAAGGAAATAAGATTATGAGCGCAAAGACGCACCTAATAATGAATAACTTAAAAACAAAAAGACATGGAAGCAACGATTAAACAAGTACAGGAAATAGTATCAGTTCTTACAGAGGAACAACAGCAGCTATTGAAAGACACTATCAACTATGGTGCATGGGGTGATGCAGATATGGAATTTCTGGATGAGAACGGGAATATAGAAACAGTCGGAATGTATGGCTATTGTACCAATGATGCAAAAGAAGCCGGGCATTTTTCGGGTAGAAAGGTTGCCGCAATGTTCCGATCAATCTACAAAAAGCTATGCCCGGCAAACCGAAACCAGACAGGCAGATATATTTCCCACTGTAACGACTGGTGGGGTGATGGTTCAGGCGATATGCTGTTTATCAGACATAGTTACTATAGAGCCTTTGAAGAGTGGGCAAGACAATAACAAAACGGGTGGGGAAACCCACCCTTAACCAACAAAATGCAACATCGAATATGAATAATCCAATTTACATCAGAGTGCTACAGCACGATAAGAACGACCAGATACGCATAGGTGAAGCCTTTCCAGCTACAGACTTGGAACAGGTGGAAAAGAACATAATAGCCCAATATGAAGCAAAAAACAGCTTGGTGTGGCGGCTTCAAAGTGGCGTGTGAACGGTACTACAAGCGCATTGCAATAGTCAATGCCGTTAATCTTGGAATAATGCGATTGATTTATAACGAATAACTACGGATATGGGAATACTGAAAGATGCAATACTGAATGCCCTAAAAGAGCAGGGTGTAAAAGCGGAGTGGGTAGGAGAAAAGCCCAGAGTGTTGAAAACGGCTGCACAAAGCAAGTACGATGATTTGCGAAAAGTAGAGCGGAACTATACCAGAGGTGTACATGAAGCAAGAAAGGAGAACAGATAATATGGAAACAACTATTTTCATACCAACAAATAATAGAACTTGTATAAATCGAATAATCGGATATGATATAGAAGATCTTGTAAAAACGTCACTCAATTACATACATAGATCAAGAGATTTTTATGAGGATAGTATAAGAAACGACTTAAAAGATCACGGAGCATCTATAGTAAGCTGCCATGCAAGTATAGAAAGCGGAATAAAAATATATTATGATCCAAACCATGAAATTTCTCTTGATGATCTTGCAACTCTATCAGGTAGCGAAATGTGTCGTAAATATCCCAAATTTCACCCTATGGCAAAAAAGGAGGTATGTAATGATAAGCCCTGAATTTGAACAACATATAATAAACTGGGTAAATACTCCAGATGAAGTACATATAAGGAGAATAGTTGAAACATACAAAGATAAGTTTCCGGCAATGGCTTCTATATGCGCTATTACTCACTGTGAAATGGAAGAAGCGTATAAGATATACGATCAGTACAAAAAAACAATTAGAATCAGAAAATAAATGAAAGCAATTATTGTTTATTCAGGTAAGGGTGGAGTAGGAAAGACTACTACAACAGCCAATATTGCAAGGTTATTTGCAGAGCAAGGTAATAAAGTTTTTATCATAGATGCAGATATAAATACCCCATCTATGAATACAGAATTTTCTGGAGATCACCCGGAAGATAACATTTGGATTCATTCTTCTGGAAATATGTTTGATAACTTTATATATCTGGAAAAGTCTATGGTAAGGCAGTATCTCGAACTGGCAAAAAAGAAACTCCGGCTTATTAACCCTGATTTCGTTCTTATAGACACTCCACCGAGTGTTACAAATGTTCACATTGAGTTGCTTAGTAGGATAAAAGTTAGCTATGTATTGTTTGTAACACAGCCAACAAAATTAAGCACAAAAGACGTGATACGAACAATGAATTTCTTTCACGAAAAATGCGGAAAGGTAAAATGCGGTATTGTAGAAAACATGTGCTATGATAACGAGAAAAGAGAATATCCGATAAAACTTGTTGCACAAATCCCCATGCAGGACAAAATGAATACCGGGAATTTGCTTCATAATGCAAAAGAAGAATTTCAAAAGATAATTGATGAAGTAGTTTCAAGTGAAAGCGTTGTACTTGAAGAATACTCTACAGAAAATGGATATGATGAGAGTTTTGATATTGTTGAAATGTGCCTTACTGGTTCACGGAGTAGTTACGTTCAACATGAACTTAAATATGATGATGGAACTGAAAAAACACTAAATCTTCCAGCACCCAAATTTTTATCCGTTAGGACATGGGAACATGTACGACATTATATATTGAACCACGATGATACAGGATTCAAATTTGATGCAAGGATTGATAAATGCGATACAAAAATTGTGGGTAGAACGGTAAATCATTTTAAGAATGATGAGAACGCATATTTTATGGTAATAAATGCTCCTAATACGGAAGTTCATCTTATAACAGGTGAGATAGGTATATGTTCATTGCTAACAGGTCAGAGATACCATTATGAAATACCAAGAGTAAGTTATCAAACAAGTAAGGGTAGTGTTGTTTTGTTCCCGGATGAGGTTATGCCAGTTGATATGGATTTATTGCAACAACAGATAAATGAGGGTTATGTAATGCTTAGTGATGGACGTTATTTGCCGCCAAAGGAAACCGTTGAACAATGCTATTACGCTTTTGGCGCAAGAGTAGGATTGCTTGACAACTGGGAGAAAGTATATGATGAATGGATAAATAAATAACATGTATTTCAAATAAGGAGGTATAAAATGACAAAGATAAAACTTAACTGGAAGTACGCACAAGGAGAATTAGATACAGACACGTTAAAACTGGTTTGCTTACCAGCAAGAGGAAAACGCATTTTCGGGACTGACGAATTAGATGCTGAACTTTGCATTAAAGATGGTATGAATTTTCAGATAGCAGAGATACATTTAGGTGATGTGGAAAGTTCAAATATCCTTTGTGAAGAGATTGTAAGGCGGTTTAATGAGTTCAAGGACTGGCACGACTGCAATAACCCTGATGATATTCCACAAAACACTGAATGGTGCTTGTTACGTGTAGAATATGTATGCGATGGTGAAACTATGGTAGATTATCTTACCTCATCTTGGAACTTCGGTTGGACTGGTGATTATTTGGATAAGATAGCGGACAACTACGAAGATTATAAGATTACGCACTGGAGATATATAAACAGACCAAAAGGAGTTGAATTATGAGAAAGTTAAAAGCTATATTGCGTATTTTGTTTGCTGATAAATGGGCTGTATTTACTTTTGAAGAAGCAGCACCAGATCCTACATGGCTAAAAGTTCCAAATTTCTTTTGGAATATATCACACAAAGACAAAGTTTTCTTCTGGTACATAAAAGAGCGATTAAGGTATATTGAGGAAAACATAGAAACTTATACATTGGATAATTTAATAAGAATGAAATAATACCGAATGAATAAATGTCATTACATATACGATAATCAAGCTGGCAAAGTTCTAATACCTTGTTGTTGGGCTGTTGTTTTGAGCAATGATATAAGGGATTGTACTTGTAGAAATGAAGATCTTACGTTTGCCAAATTTGAACGTGAACGATATAACAAGGAACTTGAAAAGCGTAATTCTATCATAAAAGAACTACATAGCGAAAACAAGTATCTACATAAAGAACTAAAACGCCACGTTACTTTACTAAGCAAATTGAAGATTAAAAATGATGGCTAATTTGTTATATGTAATATAATTAGTATATTTGCGTTCAATAAACACAGTTATATGAAGCAGGAATTTAAGGTTATCCATGTAGAACTAAGAGAGCCGTACAAAGGAAAGATTCACTACTACTTTGGCTCTAAGGCAGCGATATATGATACATTGCCGGAAAAGCTGGTAGGAATAGCCAAAGAAAGCCTTTGGAATGTGGATCTTTCCGATGGGGAATACTCAAACAAGTATTGTATCATTCGGATGGGGAAGCTCAAACGTAAACAACAATCAAGGAAAGGAGCGTGACATGGAAGATGAGAAATCAATCAGAAAGATATGCGAGGATTCCGCAAACGAGTTATCCAAAGCGTTTGAAGAGGTGGCGAAAAGCATTGCTGAAGCTGGAAAGGGATTTAATTCACTCATGGATTCCGCTATGAAACAATCCATTGCGGACGCATTTATTGAAGAAATGAAGTGGATGGATAAGCTGGTTTGTTCGTACTGGTTCACAAGATGGTACTACCGAATGAAATACAGGAAAGCGAAGTACGCCAGAATACAGGCAGAAAGGTATTATAATCAAAATTTCAAGTGATATGTTAGGAGCGATTATTGGAGATATTGTAGGATCACGGTTTGAGTTCCGCAATACAGACAAATACGATTTTGAAATGTTCACCGAGGAAAGCACTTTCACGGATGATACCATTTGCACCATTGCGATAGCGGATGCCATAACAAAAGGCACTGACTACAAAAGCAGCTTGCTTGACTGGTGCAGAAAATACCCTAATCCCAAAGGAGCATACGGTGGTAGCTTTGCCCGTTGGATAGCTTCAAGCGATCCGCAACCGTACAACAGTTTCGGGAATGGATCGGCAATGCGAGTTAGCCCTGTAGCATGGGCATTTGATAGGCTGGAAGATGTGCTGACAGAATCGGAAAAGACTGCAAGTGTGACACACAACCATCCAGAGGGAATAAAAGGTGCTGTAGCCGTTGCACACGCTATTTTTCACCTGCGCACAACACATAATCTGCCCGGACTTGAAAGGGAAATGAATCGGTACTACCCATGCTTTATGCTTGGCAATTACTTCTCTGGCGTGTTTAATGAAACGTGTCCGGGTACAGTTCCCGTTTGTCTGAAAATAGTCCGTGTAAGCAACTCCTTTGAAGATGCCATAAGACGGGCGATCTCTTGGGGTGGGGATAGTGACACCATAGGCGCAATAGTAGGATCTATGGCAGAAGCGCAATGGGATATACCAGAGGATATGCGCAAAGAGGCTTTCAACAGGTTGCCCGTTGATATGCTCAATGCGTTTGGGGATTTCTTTCAGAAACTAAACAACAGATCTCAATATGGCAAATGAAGATTGGAACAAAGCCGGATTCTTTTCCGGCATAACAGAAGATTACTCAAATTACCATTGGTATAAGGGCGAAAAGGAGAATCCGTACACCAAAGACACATTCCATCCCTTAGCCGCTTCTTTTTGGGAATATGAGCGTAATTTCCACTTCGGGTATCTTGATAAGGCTGACACACAAAAAAGCCTCACAGAAGCCTACAATGAGTGGAAAAAGGAACTTATCAATGACTATTTACCAGGTAAATCCCCAAATCCATACGGAGATACTACAAATTGGGAAAAGTCCTTTGAAACTGGCAAAAGAGAGGCTTAACAGCCCCTCTTTTTTATATTTCTTCCAACTCCACAACCCAACCTCTTCCAAAGCCAAATTTACGCTCCGTTTCTTGATACACCTTTAGCACCTTGAAGCGTGATCCGGCACGAAACACAACCTCATCTTCATTGGGGTAGTGTGATATGGCTTTCACATCCACACCTTTCTTGCTCTTGATCACCAGCATAAGATTATCGCCAAAGATTGCCGTGTTCTCTATGCTTGTGGTGCTTGACATAAAAGCCTTGTTTACATAGGGAGTTCCAGACGATAAGCATTGTTGCATTTCCTTGATATACTTCTCCAGCTTCATAGAATCAAAGCTAATACCAGAGAAAACAGTACCGTTATACCGTGGCATTTTCTCCAGTGCTGCGTTATGAGCCGGATAGTATTTCTGGCACAATCCTCCGTAATCCTCAACTTTCCCGAAGTACGGATCTACTATGCCATAGCCATAATTATTGCACCATTTAGAGCCATAGGTGTAGCGATTGATCAAAGCAAGCTCATCTACTGGAATGCCAGTCTTTTTGCTGTATGCCCTCATCTTATCCTCTTCGCCACTGTAGTTCTGCCATCTGCCACCAATAGCATTATTCCCGGAATGGTTTACAGGTGCATTGACATACTCATCCAGAGCTTTTTTCGCAAGTTCTTCCGTTTCTCCGTTCAGTTTAACCAGTTTGCCCTGCTTATCAACATACTTCAATGCAAGTTCTTTCTTGTATTCAGCAAGACGCTTGTAGGCATACCCAACATTACTATTCCACTGGCTACCGTATTGAGCCAAAGCCTTATCATAAGCATCTTGAAGCCGTGCAACTTCCAATTTCTCTTCCGCTGTAGCATACAAGTCAATGGTAGATCCATCGCCTTGCTTTGCCAGCTTGGAAAGTCTGGCTTTCTCTACCTCATGGATCTTCGCTTTAACCTTATCGGTCAGCGTTCTAATCTCCGCTGCAGTCTTTCCGCCATTGATAGCCTCATTCAGTTCATTTTGCAATGCTTTCAGTGGCTTGCTTTTGCTCTTGTATTCAAGCAAAGGATTGGCAGCATCTACGGCTAACTGGATTTCGTATTGAGCCTTGACAGCCTCCAGTTCCTTTTCAAGCATCTTCACCATTTCTGGCGAAGTCGGAAACTTGTTTTTGTCGGCTACCCATTTCTTTTCAAACTCCAGCTTCTTTATCTGGTACGGAAGATCCCCTACGGATATTTTTGCCTTGAACGCATCAAAAGCATCATATAAGGCTTGTACGGCACTTTCTCCGTATTTACCTACCAATTCCTTATGATGCTTCTGTTCTGGTGTCAGAGGGTGCAATATCTCATCCACACCGCTTTTATTGTCCCGTATGAAGTACGGCAAAGTTCCTTTTGAGGTCGCTTCATTGATACGATCCTCATTAGCCTTTACCCATCCTTTGAAATGTGTAGGAAAGTCCTCTATGGCATTCTCGCTGTTTTCAAGTGTAGCGTTCTCATCCTCCAGAAGCCGCTCCAACATCTTTTCTATTTCCTCATCCTTTGCCAGCACTGGCACTTGGTAACACCTACAGTTAGGATGCCAGCCAGTCCACTTGAATGTTTTCGGATAGATCCCTTTCAGATCATCGCAAATGTCATGTATGGGGTGGTTGTTGCTCAATTTGATTTCAATGCCTACCACAAAATCCAGTTGCTCCCAACGGGTGTAGTCGGCAGTCCTATAGGCAATGTTTGTTTCTGTCCGGGCAAGTCTTTGAGCATTACGGTATGAGGAACGGTAAACACCCTTTCCGGGGTGGTACTTCTTCGGGTTATCATCTATCCACTTGTAGGATTCAGTTGCCGTGTCGTACACTCTGCGTTTCCACTTCCTGCCATATATGGGGTTTCCGTTCTCATCTTCTCCAATCTTCACACGGAAACGCCTGTACCACCTATCCGGGTCGTTCAGGTACTCTTTAATCTTGGTTGCAAGTCTGTTGGCTGGTATGCCCTCACCGATAGCCAGATCCAAAGTCTTTTCAAGCTCTTCTTTGTACATCCCCGTGTACTTCCAAACCTTTTGCGATAGGTTTAAGCCGTCCTTTGCCTTTCTGGCAAAGAAAGCATCCATAGCCTCCATGTTTCGGAGAAAGAACCGGGCAAAGTGCTTATCCTCTATAGAGTGTTCGCCAAACACACTTTTAACCAAACCATCATTGTTTTCATTGGATAAAAGCCACTCCTTTTCTACGCTGTTTCGGATCGTCTGGTAAGTCTGGCTGTACATATTGCGAAGTATGGGCGTAACATCTTCACTGTAGCCATACTCCGAAAAGGAAAATGGCTTACCATCTTCAAGCTCCGTGCCTTTCACAAGCTCAATGATTTTACCCAGTGAATCAAGATAGATCTTACGCACTTCGGCAGCATACCCCTCTGTGCGCTTGAACAACTCCTGCTGTAGCTTCTTTTCGTTTATGTACTTCGCCATACTGTTTTACCCTTTCTTTTGGAAATGTTCGCACCAGTCACTATCCAGAAACTTTGAATACTTGTGGAATGGGCATTTGCACAAAAACGGCTCACCTTTCCAGTTCAATTCATGGTAGCCGTATGAGTGCTTGCAATCCCTACAATGATACTTCAATTCGGATCGTTTAAGTTTCTTTGCCATTACTCGCCCTCCCCAAATACATCAGTTCTGTTTAGTGCCATTTGTCGCTCCAGTGCTTCGGCTTGCTCCTTGCTTATTTGCTCGTATTCCTTTTGTGCATTCTTCACAAGGTAGGAAAGTTCCAGAGTGGACTGCAAAGAGAGTGCGCCAGCCCCATACTGTTTCAGGACATCGGCAAGCATTTCGCTCACATCATCACCGAAAGGCTCTTGAAACTCGTGTGTCAGCTTCAATGCCTCATACTTGGATTTGTTCTTATAGTCAAGCACATTTCCCATGATCGAAAGCATGATACTTCCGTGCCTGTTCATGTAATCATCGTGGGTTTCCTTGCGTTTCTCTGCCTTGATAACAGCCAGAAGCATAACCTTTCGGATAGCCTTTGCGGAAAGGTTGCCCAGATTCTTCATGTTGTCAAAGTCAATGTTTGGCGTGAACGACTTGGAAAGAATGTGCTTATCCAGACGCTCATACTCGTTAGCCTTGCTCTGTGAGGCTTGATCCCATGTAAGATACTCTATTTTTCCACCGTCTTTGAGGATAAACAACTTAGCCTCATCCTCTGACTTTGGCAAAGAATTGAGGATTTCAGCCGTTGCCACCATAGCCGGATTTGCAAAGCGGTCGTTTACATCAGCATCCGTGCTTTCCAGAGCCTCCGATCGCTCGATCATCGGCTGTACTCCTGCGTGTTCAACCTCTTGTTCAAACAGAAGCACGGGTATTTTCCCGATAGGGTTTTGAAGTACCGCAACCTCCCAGCCGATATTTCCACGCTTCGCACGGTATATGGTATCGGCTGTGTAAATATCCACATGGTAAACCGTCCTATTCCCTGCCTCTGTCAGATAGTAGCCCCACGCAAAGGCTTTGAGTTTCCTATACTGATCCTTTACGGTGTAAATATCATCGCCATTCTTCTTGCAAAGCACATTAAGCAAAAGACGTGGGTTATCCTCTTTGTCCCTATACACATGGTAGAGTATAGCCGCTGATCCCTCCGATCCAGCCGCTCTTTTGGCTTCCCTTACACGGGCATTGAAGTGGACTTCATCATTCAGGTTTTTATAATTCTCAAATGCTTCATCCGTCCCCTCTGAAAGTTGCCCCCATTTTACTGGTCTGCCATAGAGGAACACCAAAGCAATTTCATTGATAAACTGCTGGTAGGGGATAGGAATTTTCCACCTCTTGCTCCAGCGTAAGAAATTGCCTTTCTTATCGTACACCGCACGATCCTTTCTTTCCATTATCTTGTGGCTGCTTACCTCGTAATCTCTTAGATTCTTGGCAGCGACAATGGAATGATCGTGCATCATCGTTAAGGCTCTTGATACATCCTTTGCATCCAAAAGCTCCGTCAAGCTCTGCTGGTAGCCAACAGCCGCTTTCACTTGGTTTGTAAGTACATTGAATAATCCCATACTATTTTGAATTTACCCGGTTAAACCTAATCTTCGTTCTATATCGTCTGGTATCTCATACTCGTTGTAATCAAACCACGATCGCATGAGCATCATATCCCGCCAGTCCGGGGAACAGCCCAAATCTTCTTTGATTGCCTCCTTTGGTTTCAGCTTCAAACTTCCGTCATCGTCAGGCTTCCATGTTTGCAGTTGTTCAAGTTCCCTCGCTATCTGCTCTTTGTCCGCTTGACTTACCAGATCCTCATTTATTCCCACATCAGAAGCGTTGATATGTTCCGCCAGCTTGTAGCCGCATTGTGCTTGCAAGTTCTGGTAGTTCTCATCTTTCAAAGCACGGCTGTTGTTCACAAATCCCTGTATGTTGCAACTATCCACAACACCACCGCCCACACCGTCCTCATCCACAATACACCGATAGTTTGGTATTCGGTATTTCTTCTGGCATCGGATAATGTACGCCTGTATGTCTGTAGTCTTGCTTACCGGGAAACTCTTTAGGTCTATGATATTCCACCCATCCCATACGGCTATCCTCGCATAGTCAGCACCGAAACGGGCAATATCGCCAGTGAGATAATGAGTGCCTGTTTTCTTGGCTATCCTATTCCCAAATATCGCCATGATAGCATCATAGGAACAAAGGGAATTGGGGTTATCGTCATACTCCCAGTTACCCTTAAACAGACGCTCGAACTTCACTTTGTCAGAGGTCGTTTTCAATCCCTCTATGTAGTCAGGATCTATAAACGGATTCTCTTGCACAAGGCACGAAATGTAATACTTGTATTCTGGAAGTTTCCCTGTAGTGAAAGGCTTGTAGAACAAATCATACATCCAATTCTTCTTGGGGTTGCAAGTGATAAACAGTTTTCGCCTTAGTCCGTATTCCTCATTCTTGAAACGCCCAACACGGGTTTTAAGAGTATCATAAGCACCGAAGTTTACTTCTCCGCCCTCTTCAATCCAACCGCCCGTGAACTCAATAGATCCGTAACGCTCATACAAAGGATCACCCGGCTTGTATTGCAGATCCAGAAAGTCAATTCGTGATCCATTGTAAAACTCAATGTAGTTAAGGTTGGCATTGTATTTATACAGCGATTCATGCACACCGAAACGGGCGCACACTTGGTAGAATGTTATCAGTGTGGATTGGGTTATGCGCTTCAACTCCGCTCGCCCTATAAACCATTTTGTGCCGGGATAGCAAAGACACATGAAGATAAGCCATGCCGCACCAGTCCACGACTTAGCACCACCAGCCGCACCACCGTATAATATCTCAACGTGTTCAGTATCGGTAAGAATACGCAAAGCATCCGCCTGTTTGTCGTGCCTCTTCCCATCACGGCAAACAATGAAGTCGAAACAGCCACGCTTGAATAGCTCAACCTTGACTGCAAGACCAATCGGCACTATTATCGCTTTACTACTTCTTGCCATCTTTCTTCATTGCGATCTTTTCAGTCAGAGCATTGTATTGCAATAGCTCTTCCGTACTCAATGCGGATAGATCCACACTGTTTGTTGTCGTAACCTGTGCGTTCACATCACCCTCAATAGGCTGTGTTGCTTTGCCAAAGATCCTGTCAAAGATCATTTCAATAGTAAATGTCCTACCATAGCGAATGTCTGAATTGATAGCCGAAACAATGTTAAGCACCCAAATAGGGGTGTCTTTGTTCGGCTGTCCGTTCTCATCCTTGATAAGCCTTTCAAGTTCATTAGGGCTACGCTCCATTAGAAAGCGGATCACATTGAAGTAATCCTCTTTCTCCAGTTCATGCCCTACGCTTTGCCCAATCAACTTCTTTAGCTGCTTATATAGCTTGGGCTTCCTGCCCCTGTTGTTGGGCTGGTTATCTTTGGTGAAGCGTGTAGCCTTTCCATATTCTCCTATGTCCTTATTTCCTACCATTAACCGATTATTAACCGTTTGAGCCGCTCAACAATTCCGTCCTCTTCTTCTCTGCCTCTTCGTATGTCTTTGCCACAATCAAACAATCCTCTTCCCTGTACTCTTTGCCCTCTTCATCCAGATATATAGCCTCAATGGTGGTATCTACATTCCCATATTCAGGTTCATATCCGTTAAAACTGGTAGTTACCTTGTAGCCTTTGGTAAGTACCGGGAAAGCCGCTTTTTCTGCATCTGCCACGATATAATTTTCAACTCCTACTTTCAGGCTGTCACTAACAAGGAACAGAGGCAACTGCCTAACTACTTCCTTGATCTTGTCATACAATGAGATCTCCACACTTTCGGATTCTGCCCCTTGCGTGGAAACCTCAACATCGGAAAAATTATTCTGTTTACTGAAACTCATCTTAATCATAGTTATCTGTGTTTATTGAACACACTATAAAACCAAAAGAAAATCGGATATAATTTACCCGATTCCCTTTTCATTCGGTTATGTTAGGCTTTTTCTTGCGCTTGGTACTTCTTCCAATACCAATCTATCAAGTCATTGCCTTGCGCTTCCAGTTCCTCGTAAGCATCCTCTTCATCCAGAAGATCGTTTGCTTTGTCAATTACTCCCATGAGCAACTGCTGCTGCTCTTCGGTGGCACTATGCACCTCAATTTCTCCGTTGAGTTGCTGTTGGATCACCTCAATTTCCTTTTCTGTTAGTACAATCTTTTTCATTTTCAATATCTTTAGTCGTTACAAAATTACTCATAATTTGTATTTCTTGGCTATGTTCTTAACCGCTGTTGTGTATTTGTCGGACTTTCCATGTATGGCTTTCGTCACCGTTTCAGCCCAAAACTCACTAACATTTGTTGCGGCATACTTACCATAGCCAGACTTCTTTTTATCCTTACGCCATTGGGTGTATAGCTTGTTGATCTCCTTTCCTGCCGCCTTTTGCTTTGCACCCGTCATGTGCTGATTCCATGTTGCGTGTGCCAGTTCGTGTGTCACTGTGTGCGCAATAGGCTTGTTTGTCTTGGTACTCCAGCCGCTTGCATATCCTTTTCTATGTGAAGCCTCAATAGCACTTTTTGACTGGTTGAAATGAGCCTTGTTAAGATACACCCCATCAGACTTCCCATTTACTGTTACGTGAACTCCGTATGTTCCTGCTGGCAAGTCTGCCAGTTTCACACTTCTTTGCCTCACGCCCATCACAGCATGGTATCTGGAAATAGCTTCTTTTGTCGCCTTGTACGCTGCTGGATCTTTCATGTTCACCAACGGCTCTGGCTTTGATATTTTACCCTTGAAAGTGGCATCGCCCGGCTGTAAGCCTCCACGTGTTCCGCTTGAATTTCTACCCATATTCGTTACTTCTTTTTTGCGTTTATAAAATCGGTTACATACAGTAGCCCATGTTTCCGGCAAAACGCTTTCACTTCCTCACCACCTCCATAAACAAGTAGGTTAGGCTTTTCAAGCCCGGAAATCTCCTGCGCTACTTGGAGATCCGATTTAAGGCTTTCCATCCACCCGTCCAGCCCTCGTGTGGCAAAAGCATTATATCCTTTCGGAATCCCCATTTTGTTGTACTCTATGAATTTGTGAGATACATTCAAATCAGCATACACCCTTATACCGCATTCTTGGAAGTAACGGGATAACCAACGCTTTTTGTAGATAAGCTGTAATCCCCATGCTATAGGTGTCTGGTCATGGCAGCTACAATTCGGCTCTACCACCGCTTTGCAGCCACTTGTGAGCAAGTTTATCGGATCTTTGAAAAGAGCCTCAAACCTGTAATCATCCACATAGAAATGATAGGTTACTACATCTTTCCTCAATCTACTGTTAGCACCCCACGGAGATAACGGTAACTCCAGTTTCCCGGCTTGCATTTCCAGAAGCAAGTTAGGGATCTCAAAAATGTTGTCGCTCTCATACAGCACATCTTTGAACATTGAGCGGTAAAAAGCCTCTTTGTCGTTCCCCTCATCGTTATCATCCTCTTGCTCATCATTCCGGGCATCATCTTCCAGCTCATCCTCTTCAACCGCTTTCTTCTTTGACTTCTTAGGCTCTGCATCCTCCGGGATAGTCAGACCTATAAAGCTGAAATCGGTATCTTTCCAAACATCATCCACTTGCAATGCGTTGAAGTCCCATTCTCCGTTATTGATATTGTCCCGGAGAATGATATTCTTTTCCTCATCTTCCGTAAGATCCGAATAGACAACGGTAGGTACTTCTTTCAGCTTCAATTTCTTAGCCGCTTTCAAACGCTGGTTTCCTGCTATCACAACCAGTTTGCCCGTCCGGTCGGATAGCGTAATAGGTCGGTGCTTCCAGAATCCGTAAATCTTGATACTATCCACAAGCCGATCCATATCGGCTTTCTTGATAGTTCTTGGATTGGTTTCCAGAAGTACCAATTCCGACAAAGGGCGATATGTTATCTCGCTACACTTCATCGTCAGCCTCCTTTTCTTCGTTTTCTTCCGCTTCCCGGCATCGCTTACTGGAAGATTATCCAGATACTGATCCAGCCCGATAGACTTGCGGAAACGCTCCACAATGCGGCAAGGTATGATATAAATACGCTTCTTCATATAGAGAAAACGGCTATTGTCCGACACATCCACACCAACAGCATAGAACTTCCCACGGTAAGACAAAGGCAAAGGCAGCTTGTCATAAATAAACAAACGGCTTTCCTCAACCTTTGAAATGGTTGCACTCCTGTTATACTCGTTATTGAGGTAAATGTGCATCACATCACCTTTCTTCATGTTGTCCGCTGGCATCCACTTGTTTACGAAGTAGCCGCCAAAGAATGCAAACAGAACGATCACAAAGCCAACTATCAGGGCAATCAAAAATAAAACATCCATTATCTGCATAGCTTTCAATTTACTTGGTTAATGATACAAAGATATGAATTTATGTGTTTACTAAACACACTTTTAAGCATAAAAATAGCCTAATAACCGAAAACAAGCATAGCCGCATCCCTGCCATGCTCATTTGTCCGTTTGTCCCAACCTGTATAACGCTTGAATGTTTCCTGTTTCAACTTGGTTACATTCCTTTTCGGAGCAACCATTTCAAACGAAACGCCCAGATCTTTCAGGTAATCTTCCCAGATAGAGGCATCACGCTTCACAGATCCAACCCCTTGCAGCCTCTTCCGCTCTTCTTCTCTCGTCATTCTTTCAGTGCCGAACCAGTTTCTTTGCCTCGGATCTTCCACCCGGACACAAACCAGCTTTTCGCCAGTAGCCTTTTCTTGATCCGCATAGGCTTTCACTCGCTCCATAGCCTTATGGATAGGTAGGCTATCCACTTCCAATAGCCTACCTTTCTTGCTGTCCCATTCGGCATAACCTGTATTTGTTCCGGTATCTATGCCAATGTATATCATGCCTCTTCTTCTTGGTTGTTTGGTATCTCGTACAATATCACGCCTTTCATTTCCTTTGCATCCTTTCTTGGCTCAAACAGTTGCGCCATCAAAAGGTTATCAGGCAAAAACTTGTAGCGTATCTCCTTGATCAGCGGCAGACCTATAGGAACTTCGCTCATAATATGCAAAGTCCAAAGGCGGTTATCTTCCCGTCTTACGGTAACTATCGCAGACTTGTACAAGAAAGTGCCAGTCTTGTATTCTCCGTACTCATCGGAACACTCCACTTCCTTTTTTGCCGTTTCTTCCAGCATCTTAATGAATCCGGCATTAAGCCTTTTCTTACGTTTTGCCCAGTATTCCGGGTAAATCACTCTTGCATTCTTACTTTCGTCAGTTTTCATATCATTCTTGGTTTTTAATTGATACCCTTATAGACGCTTTAGTTTCTACATCAACTAAGTATTGCGCATACATATCTCCGTGTTCCTCTTGGAATCTGGCTTTATCGAAATTCTTTCGCTTAGACGGTGCAATGTAGGATATTCGTATTCTCTCATTTTCCGCTTTCTTTAGATCATGCGTCTGCATAAGTTCCAACATCTTATCCTGTATCTGCCTCTTCCGATCCTCCAGCCTTGCTATATCCGCATCCAGAGAAATATACTCATCCTGTAGTGCCAGAAGATCATCCGGCATCGGCTCAAATGTCTTTTCTTTCTTCTTTGCCATAATCAGACTTTGTAAGGTGAAACAATATCATAAATAGCCTTGCATATCTCAATATCATAGAGCGCATCATGCAAGCGGTTAGGATCTACATTAATGCCCAGAAACTTAGCAACCGTACCTTGCTTGAAATTCTCCATTTCCGCACGTTTTGCGGCAAGGTACGGAGTGGCAAGCACCATCACATCAATAGAATTGCTCCAGAACCACGAACCAAAATACTTATCTCCGTTCTGTAAGAACCACGCCCGGAGAAACTGGTTATCAAATGAAGCGTTGTTGTACCCGGCAAGAAAGAACTTATCCTGCTTGTTGTACTTATCCACATACTTTGCCAGCATATCCACAAATTGCTTATACACTTCGCCCATAGGTGGGTAAGCCATTATTTGCTCCTTTGTCACTCCTGCCACATCCAGAGCCTCCTGTACTATGTCAGCTTTTGGATTGGGCTGTACATGGAGATCGAAACTTTCACGGATTTCACCGTCAATCACTACCATACCGCTTATCTGGTGAATGCCGTGCCTATTCACCAAAGTACCTGTAGTTTCTAAGTCAAAAAATAATGTTTTCATATAGAGTTTATTAAAATGGTAATCCATCATCAAACGGTCGGCAATCCCGAACCGTAAATTTGCTCATTTCAAAAGACTTCATCGAACAAAGCACATAAGCCTTTTTTCCTGTGCTTTCAGCAAGTCTTTTCGCTTCACGCTCCGCATCTTCGAGCGTTGGATGCTTGAAAGCCGGAGTATTTCCGCCCTCAACAAACACCATGAAAAAAGCGTTTTCTTTCTTCTCCATATCCTTATATCTTTTTATATTGTTTCATTGCTTGATATAGGCTTTGCTCCTTATCCAGAAGTGTAATCAGCCGATCCACATCAACCATCCTTTCCCCATCAAGATAAGCCCAGACACTACGCAACGCATCGGCAACAGCCTTTGCCTCCTTTGATTCTTTCAAGTGTGCCGTTACTTCTCTGTTTGTTGCAGTATCTCTTCCTTGCTCCTTTGCCGCCTTAACAGCATTTTGAGCCGCTTTCACTTGATCCGATTCTGTTTCATAGCTTGAAGCGATTTCCCGTGCCGCTGTAATGGATAACTCATTTCTCATTATCCGCTCTTGCAACTCCTTTGGCAAGTCCAGAAGAGAAAGGCACTTGCTTATATAAGCCGGGGATTTCTTGAATTTGTCCGCTATCTCAACCTGTGTATATCCGAACTCATCTTTGAAACGCTGGAACATCAAAGCACACTCATATTCAGTGAAACGCTTCCCCTCATTTCTCATCATCTGCTCTATGTACAGATCTTCACGGCTCATGGTTGGCGGTCGCTTCAACGCTTTCACAAAAGGAATATCCGCACCCTCTGAAATAGCCATCATGGTTGCACGGTATCTGCGTTCACCATCTACCAGCCTGTATTTCTCATCACCGTTTTCATCCTTGAAAGCAATCACGGTAAGGGGATTAAGCACACCTTTCGCCTTGATTTGTTCTTTCAATTCATCCAGATCAAAATCTCTACGGACATTGAAGCCATCTTCCACTACTATGTTTCGTGGATCAATCAGGAACACGTCCGTTTTCTTTGTTGCATTATTTTTCATTCTACTTACTGTTTTGTTGATAATACTTACATGGTTTCTTTCTTGCCGTTATCCGTTTTGCCAGCTTACAGCAATACATCTGTCCAACACTCGGATTACTCCAGAAGTGCTTACATTCGCTACAATGCCTGTTGTCACTCATCGCAATCAAAGTATTCTTTGTTATCATCCAGAAATTCTTCCAGCGCATCATCACAATACATACCCTCACAAACGCTATCTGGCAAATGATCTATATCACCTCTTCGCCACGGGCAATAAGCACATAACTCTTCACCCAGACTTTCTTTAAGTTCATCATTTCTATTCATATTTGCTACGGAATTTTCCACAGTTGCATTTGAAATGTGGCATAACGCCTTTAGGATCTTTGTACTTAGTACCGCCCTTTACTATTGAATGAGCCGTACAGCAATAGGCTTTATAGCCCTCTCTAATTGTTAATAGCTTCAAATAGGAGCAATTTTCACAAGTCTTTTCCATATCAATAGCCGAATATCATTCTAAATACATAGCTAACAGAGCCAGAGTAAACCTCATTACCCTTTGAAGCACGGATATGTTTGCCCAATCTGACAACCTTAAACCCACGCTCCTTAATGCGCTCAATCTTACGTTCCTTATCCATATCAAATCACCTTGAAAACATGAAACACAAGCGCACCACCGCACATTTGAATAGTACCTATGTATTCCAATCTGTCAGCGTCTTGAATTGTATGCCCTGTTCCGAATATGCGTATTGTAACTGCCATATCGTTTGGCATGGTTGGATTTACCATCGCCCAAATGAACGCTTTTCCACTTTGCGTTTGTACTGTCAGTATCTTTGCCCCTGTAGGCAACAAAACAACCTGTTCGTCTTGTATCTTAATCGGATATTTATAAATCTTCTTCATATCGTTTAGTATCTAAATCCTGTAAAATGAATAACTACACCCTCAAACACATTATCCTTAGCAAAGAACCATGAAATGAAGTCCTCAACGCTCAAACCGTCATTCTTGGCTACCACTTCAATAGGCACTTTCTTATCATCAATCCAGATTTGAGGAACGGCATCGCTGCTATCATAAGTCATTGTTATGTGTTGCAGTCCTATTTCCTCAAACCTTGCAAACTCCCTTTGTTCGGAGTTGTACGGTCTGCCAGTCCATTCCCTAACAGATAGGTATTTTCTGCCAGAGGCAATACCCTTGTAACGCTCATCCCATACACCTTTGGCATTGTGCCTTATCGTGTGGATTTTCGTGCCGCTTTTCAGCTTGCTTTCAAATCCTGTAGGCACTCCGGCTTTCGGGTGTGTTGCCGGAAATTTCTTACAGAGAGTTACTATCACTTTCTTCTTTTCCATGTCTAAATATGTTTATTGAACACACTTATTGAAACAAATTAGGCATATTGGGTGCTAAGTTGGATAGCATATTATCCACCTTACGCTCCAGTTCCTTTGACTTCGCAAGGATCGCTTTATCTCTTGTCTTGAAATACTCCTTTTGGGCATTTCTCATTTCCTGTACAGTTTTTACAAATTCGTCCATCATTTCAGTTTTATGTATTTACCCGGTATATTTGACTTCTCCAGAGCTTCGGCATTGCTTTCTCCAAATGCTATAAGAACGCTTCCACATCCCGGACTATCGCCCTGTGTTCCATCTGGTCTATAAAACTTGATCCTACCCCTCACAAACAGAATCGCACTTGCATTGGGGAAAATTAGATCTTGGAACATCTTGCTATCACACCTGTTGAAAAGCAATGCTATTCCGTTATTGTTAGCCACCATCTTCTCCACAAAACGTTCAATAAGAGGTCGTGAATAAGGAGGATTTAGCCATACTCTTACCCCCCCCCACGAGGTTTTTAATCCGTCCTCTTGTGGCGTTATATGCCTTTTGGCGGTATTCCACAATCGGTTTGCCGGGGAACACGGATCGAGGTCAAATTCACCGAGTGAATCAATAATCCATTTCGGGGTGTACCATTCATCCGTTGTATTGGCGCATCTTTCAAAACTTGTATTCATACTCAATACTTTTTCCCGTGTTTTACTTCTCTACTTTCGTTGTACAACATCTTTTGTTCTATGTGCCATTCAAGATCAAACTTCATAATCTCCGACAATCGCCTTATCTGATGTAGCGCATAGCTTACTTGCTGTTCTTGCGAATACTTGTAGTTCACCAGATCCTTAACTATGGCAAAGATGTTTTCCGTAAAAGTCTTGCGTGGAGTAACAACGTGCTGTATGCAGAATGTATTCAAATTCAGATTGTGCGCTCCGGCAAGATCCAGAAGCCGTATGGCGGCATCTGCCAACTCATCCTCTACGGTATCTTTCAAATGCGATTCAAACAATCCTTTGAAATCTTCACCAGACGCTAAATCATCTTCAAAAAGTTTCTTCATATCCTTGCCTGCGTAATCACCTTTTCGATCCGCTTCTACGGCTTCCATAAGCTCACTTATAACCAGACAAAGGAAATGTTGGTCACTTGGGCTGTTTTCCCAAAATCCGTGTCTTACGGAATTGGCATGGGCTTTCTCCCTTAGTTTGTTCCATTCAATCATAGTCTTATCTTCTGTAGCTATTCTGTTTGTAATGCAGTCTTTCAAACATTTCTTCCATCCTGTCAGCAATACGCAATCCGTACCGCTCGCCAAACTCTTCATCCGCTAAGTTTGAAGTGGCGATAGTGAACAACTGTCTATCATATCTCGCATATATCAACTCTGTTACTGGCGAAAATTCATTTCCCCAACTCTTCACACTTTCCGGCTCTGTACCCACATCGTCTATAAACAGAAGTTCTTTATTTTTCAACCTTGAAAAGTAGCTTGGATCGTCTAATACATACTTAGCCAGATTCAACGCTGAAACACGGTATATTTCCGTTCTTTCAGATGATATTGAACTTCCACCGTAAAGAATGCCTATAAGATTGCATATCGCCTTTGCTAAAGTTGTCTTTCCAGAACCTACGCTTCCATAAAGCAACAGCCCTACTTTGTAATCGCCACAGAGCCATTTTGCAGCCTTACCTATCTTTTCCAGTGTACTATCATCGGGAATGTACTTGTTTCTTCTACGCTCCACTTCCGACTGATAACACATACGCAGCATTTCTTCTATCGTTTCTTGCGGAAAATTGGTGATCTTAAAGCGTGTCCCTGTAGCTGCCTGTCTTGCCAGTATCGCTTGAAGTCTTTCCGCTAATTGCTTTTCCATATCGTTGTATTTCTTCGTTATATCTATCTACTACCCAATTCAATATGGCTCTATAGTCAGACTTGTATTTCTTTCCTTTTGAGCCTTTGTAGTTGTCAAGTATTTCTATCATCCTCTTTGCCGCTTCCTCTGAATACCGCTCGCATAGTGCAGCGTACTCATCCCTTGTAAGAGTGACAAATTCGGCATACTTGTACTTCTTCGCTTTCTCCGCTTTTGCCTGCTGTTCCGGGGTTAATGGCGGTGGGCTTTCTTCCGGGAATAAATCCGGCTGTTGTTCCCCTACAGTTCCCTGCTTGGGTTGCTCTTCCGGCTTCTGCATTGGTGGCTGTTGTACTGGTGAAACATCAAAAACCTTAGCTTTTGTTATATCACCACCTTTCTTGCCAGCTTCACGCCTCTTTTCCCTTATAGCCTCATCACGAACCATACGCCTACTAAATACAGCACCATCATCACGAACTCCGCACAAACCGTTTTCTATAAGCATATCAAGCCAGTTTTCACCTACGGAGCTTTCTTTTCCTAACAGCCTTAGTATTTCCTCATGCGTATAGATTTCGCCTGTAGGCTTTACCATCACGCCACGATCCGCACTTTCCCACATATAGCAAAGCATATCAATCCACAGCCCCTTAACATCAAGTGGCAGTGCTTTCAATACTGGATCACTCAACCAGTATTCAGTATCGAAAGGCATTGGACTTTTCTTCTTTCTTGCCATCGTGGAGCTTCTTTAAGGGTAGGGGATAAATCCCCCACCCGAAACACATTTAGATTTCCATGATTGCAATGTCTGGCGCAATGTCTTTGATCTTGGTAAGAACATCGTCAATGCAACTGTCACGGTAGGTTTCCGTCAGTTCATTTGCGCCCGGAGAAACAAGCTGTAACAGCACTTCGCCATCTTTAAGGTAGTGGTCAAATTCCACCTCAATAGGTGTTTTTGCAGTTCCTTTGAAGATAGCCACATTGATAGTGAAACTCTTCGGCAAGTTGCTTTCTACCTCTTGACGGTACACATCCGCCATAGAGCCGGACGGATCACGCTGCTTCTGGATCTCTGCCTTTGCCTTTGCTGTGAAGTTTTTGAGTGCAGAAACGAGTTTCATGCAATCCTCTTTGTCGGCAAACAGCACACGGTTAATGCGTAAGAACTGCCCCAACTTTGCCGGAATCCAGCCAGAACTGGCATCATTGATACCGAACTTTTCAAAGGCTTCTGAAAACTCAACCTTTCCTACGAAAGTGTTTTTCGTGTAGTAATCATCCTCATTCACGGTAAGGGTGATCGTCATTTTCTCACGATCCACTTTCACGTTAGCCTTTTTCTGGTCTATCGTTTCAATACGCTTCTCCAGCCAGTCAAAAGGAGTGGAGATAACACCAGTAACACCTATCTTTTCCGGCTCTTTGATTTCAAGCGGATTGGGTGATTTTGGTGCAGCACCCTCACGATACACAATTTCGATAGGTTTTTCACCTGTGTAGTTCGTAATGTTCACGGTCAAACCGTTTTCTTTTTCAATCTTTTCCATCTTGATAAATTTGAATTATTAAAAATTAGTTATCTGTACCAGTCTTAGACATCTGTACTTTCATATTTTCCCGGATTTCCTGAAATATGGTACGTGATCTCTCTTCCGGGCGCATATCACGCTCTTCAATCTTGTACCCTTTAGGATCATACAAAGCTGCCTTTCCCTCATCAGCATCTAAGAACTGGTAACATTCTCCAGATACCCATTCTCCACCAGCTTTCAATTCTCCACGGATTTTGCCCATGCGCTCAACAAGAGGCTTGATACGCCCTTTGTAATCAGCACGTATTTCTGCCAATTTCTCTTCAAGATCCGCAATCTGAATAGAAACATTGGCAAGCTCCGCCCGTTTCTCATTAGTTTCTTTCGTGTCGAATTTCCGGGTATAGCACTGTTCTACAATCTTATCGCAACTATCCCGTAAGATTTGCGCTCTTTCCTCAATCGGAGTGTCGGCTAACATCACATCTTTCATACTACAAACTTTTAATGATTAATGAATTTAAGTCTATCTGGAACTGGTATTTGTTCAATATCACAAAAGCCAGTATCAGAATCCCAAGAATGCAATCTATAACCCTCCATGTAAACCACCTCTTCGGGATAAACGAAAGGATTATCAGAGCCAGAAAGCCTATCCATTGCGTACTCATCAAGCCAACAAAGCAAATGAGAAGATAAATGCAGTTGAAAACAGCCCACGCTATGAAAGTAGAGCTACATTCTTCCAATTTCTTTCCCTTGTAACGCTTCACGGCTTCCGCTGTCTTTTTCACTTTCAAAAGATTCATCACTTCAAACATAAGGCAGAATGCTACCAGAATATAAAATACCGTTGTCATAGCCATTATTTTAAGTGTTCTGTTACCTTGAATCCATAAGCCAGATATTCAGCCCACAACTCAATGAATTGCCTACCGAAATATGCCGCCTTTTCCTCCGTTTCTTGGCACAAGCGGAAACCAACGTACGCACCCGAGTGCGAGGAGCGACTACCCGTATGCAGAGAACCGAAACCCGCAGCCGCACCACCATACGCATACCCAGCGAGCAGAGCACCACACAAAGATTTGCGTTCCTCATCACTCATACGATCAACTTCATCTTTTGTGTATAATGCGAACCACGGATACCAGTAAATCTTGTTTCCCTCCGCATCTGGCTCTGGCTCGAAACTCTTACCCCACAAAGCCCGGCTAATAATTTCCAGCTTCATTAAGGCGATTATGTGTTTAGGCATATTCTGCCGAAAATCGTAGTGATCTGGAAATTGTGCGCAAAGTGCCTTGTTCCTGTTTTCAGAAAGTATTGGGGATAGCCCCAACACATCACAGGCATCTTCGTAACTCTTGATAGTCTTGTAATCGTCAAGTGTAGGCTTTTCAGTTTCCAACACATCTTCGCCAAACAGCTTTTCAAAAGCATCTTTGACACAACCGCAAGCATTTTTGTAGGCGGCTTGCAATTTTTCCTTTTCAATTTGAATTTTCATCTTTCAATGTTTTTAGTTTTACAATCAGTTTCTTTGTTAATCTTATCGCATTATCCACTCTGGTACTTCGTCCGGGTGGAATGTTGTCAATCAGCACTGGTAGAAGTCGGATCAGTTCCGAAACTACATTGTTTGGTATTCTTTTCATTGCACTTCCAGTATTTATCAGGATCGGGTATTTCCACATTCAAAAACTCTCTTCCGTATTCCCGTAGCTTTTCGCAATATGTGGAGAATGTAAGCGTGTCCATCGTAGCGGTAGAGCCGGGGAAAGTCAATATCTCGCCTGTGTGCTTGTTTACCACTTTATCAGCGGTCATTTGAGCCTTAAAGAACTCATGCACTTGCTCCACGCTCACAAACTCATATCCGGCATCCAGAAGAGCATCTAACAGCATTGGGTAGATACATCCCCACAACCAGCCGTTTTGGTCGTTTGAACGTGGTTTTCTAACCCTTTTAGCCTCCAACCTATATAACCCATCCATTTGCTGTTTGAGCCATTCATACAGAGGTTTGAGGTTAAACAAACCATTCCTTTTCTCTACCAGAAGTTTTGCCATACCTAAATCCTATCAAGTTCTATTTCAAGTCCAGTATGTGCCGCATAAACCACCTTTCCTGTCTGCCTTTCTATCTCCGAAACAAAGTGCTTTTCATCACTATTGTTGTCGGATAAGTGAAGCAGGATAATGTTTGCAACATTGGTAAGGTCATTGGCGCATAAGAACCCTTTGCACGTATTTAGCTCCATGTGCGAAGTCATTAGGCGTTCACGCTGTGAGGGAAGTGTACGCCCGGCATTGATAGCTTCCACCAGCTTTGCATCAGAGTAGTTGCACTCAATCATAATTTGGTTTAATCCCGGAAAAACATACTCACACATACAACTATCCGTAAGGAACATTATACGCCCTGTTTCCGGGTGGTCTATCAGGTAGCCGACACAAGGCACATCGTGGCAAGCATCGAATGGCAACACCCTGAATTTTCCAAACTTGTAACCCTTTCCACGCTCAATACAATAGGCACGGCTTCCAGTGACACCCTTTGCAGTCCACACCTCTTCCAGTGCCAGCGTAGGAAATCCACTTTCCACCATTGCCTTAATGTATTTTGCATGATCGTTATGTTGGTGCGTGATCAAGCAGCCAGACACTTTGCGTATATTGAAGTTCAGAGCCTTTTTCACTTCAATGAATCTTACTCCGGCTTCAATGATAAGTGCCTCATCTCTGTTTTCAAGAATGTAGCAGTTACCCTGACTACTTGAACCTAACACTTTCAGAACCATATCACACTCCGTTAATAATCCGGCTCATTTGCCGCATTTGGATTAGCATTGCTTTCGGTCGCAACCTCTTCATAGGTTGCATCCGTCATATCCAATACCTGTTTATTGGCATTGTCCTGAATCATATTATCACGAACATCTGTATATTCGCCCTCAAAGTCGCTTACAATAGCATTCTGCATTTCGATAGACAAATAGCCATATTTGCTAAGCAAATTCCGTATAACTGTTTTTTTTGCCATCCCGTGAAAATTTCCCATCCACCCAACAGCACTACTATCAGATTCTACTGGCAAATTTGAAAGGCTTAGCAAGTGTTCTATTGTTGCCTTTTCGTCATTCTTCAACGCCTTAGAGTATCTTTTGGCGTGTGTAGCCATTTGTTCTGTTGTCATATACAAAGTCTTTGAGAATCCATTTAACAGCTCGAAGTAGCAGAAGTAACCGATCACCTTATCAGACTTCCTTTCGCCATCAAATGCTATCTCTCCAGTAAGCCTGTTCACCTTACGCAATTCCCCATCATAGACTACATCAGCATTGATTGTTCGGTACTGCCCGGATCTCAAAGCCAACTGAATAAGCCCTTTGTAGCCTATCTGGAAAGTAGGCTCATACACTTTAACCCACTTCTGCATAGCCTTACCATCCCTGCCGATCTTAGGCTTTCCGTTCTCATCCAGATCATCAACTCTCTTGCTGTTGTTGAAAGGGATAATGAAAGCATATCCCAGTGCCTTATTGATAGGCAGATGCAAAACAGCCGCTTTCAGAGCTTCCATAACCACCTGTTTTGGCTCGCATAGCTGTAACTTGGAATCACTATTGTACAAGTCAATCACAGAAGCCACGAAAGTAGAAGCATTCTGTTTCAAGGCATTCTTGAACTGTTCCATCACAGAGGGCGCATTAAGCATCTGTTTCAACAGATCCACACCCTTTGTTTTCTTTGCGGCTACCGCTCCACTGTTTGCAGTAGTCACCGCTGTTGTTACCTGTGTCATTACTTTATTGTTTAATGGTTAATTCTTTATCATGGCTAACAACCAGATTTATAATCTGTGAAATGGTAGGTATGATCTCATTCACACGCTCCCTGTTATCAATGAAGATAGGTGCGGATATACCTTTCACCTTGCACATTGCATTGATAATATCCAGTCCGGCATTCAGCTTCTTAGCATCATTCAGATCTGGATAAGGAACTCCATCTATGGTGCATACGCAAGTCAGTTTCTCACCTCCATTAAGTTGCTCGTTCACGAATGAAAAAGATACAATCTGGAACATTCCATTAATGCGCTTCATCAATTCGTTATCTTTAGCCTTTTGGAAGTCAATCATCACAAACTCCGTTTTCTCCAGATCGGCAAGTGCTTGATTATTTGCAATACGCCTTTCTTCAAGTGTGGCTATTTCCTTTTCGGCACGTTCAATGGCTTCACGCTTTGCCAGCCTTTTAACCAGTTCTGAAATGGCACTATCAAGCATCTTAATACCGTCTTTGAGGTCTGTAGTATCTACTGGCTTTGCTTCCATTGAAAGCTGGTTTTCCAATTCCGCAATCTCATTACGAATGGCAATACAATCGGCATCGGATTCTATCAGTTTGCGAACATCCACGCTTTCCGGCATATTTTCCTTTTGCTTATTTATCTCTGCCTTGATTTGCTCAATGTATGCTTCCAATTCAGAAACATTAGCTAAAGCATTTTCACGTTTGGTTTGCGTTTCTTCCAGAGTTGCTTTTATCCCTTTACCTTTCGCTGAATTAGCCTGTAACCTTGCAGATTTGTTTTGGTTGAAATTTGCCTCCATTTCGTGCTGTTTGGCGGCAATATCATCCGCTTCAAGCTGTCTATGGCAAGTAGGGCATACAAAAGCCCCATCAGGGTATGTAAGTTGCTCTTGGCTTATCTTTCTGTACTGACCACGCAATGTATCAAGCTCAGTGTTCATTCTCTGGATCTTTTCATCATAAGAGGATATTTCGTTGCGTTTCCGCTCCAAATTTCCCTCCTGTAACTTTAGGTTATATTCCAGATCACGGATCTTCAAAGAAACTTCATTTCGTCCTTTGTCGGCTTCCGCCCTCAATTTATTCTCTCTATTGGTAAGAGAAAGACGCTTTTCCCCGATAGCCTTTTGGATATTGTTTTTCCGCTCATACTCTTTTTCTACAAGTTTGGATTTGTCCGACAAAGTAGCTTCCAGTTCGGCTTTCCTTTCTTTCTTCTCTGTCAGCTCATCATCCAGAGCAACCCAATCCTCTTCTTCTGGCTTCAATCGGTTTGCAGTCTCAATGTTAGACGGTATAACCAGTAGCTCATCCTTGATAGCCTTTTTCTTTGCGGCTATTTCTCTTGCGAATTGAGCCAACGGTTTTCCAGATAGTTGTGCAAGCAGTTCCACATACTCCGGTTTCAATCCTGCCACATCTTGATCAGTCACATCACCTGCCATATCAAGCAGCATACTTTTCTGCACATCTGGATTAAGAGAGGTGAAATAGAACGGATTGGTGATCATACGTGATACATCTTCCGGCAATATGGAAGCCACCGTACTATCATACTCTTGTTTGGTAGCCATCTTCACATCATTCACATAAAACTCCGTCTGGTGGTTTTTCAGAGTTTCTTCCGTAGTTCCACGTGGCTTTACCCATTTCTCCACATAGCAGCGTTGCAACTTCACATCCTTTCCATCCACTGAAAGCACACCGATAACATGGTGCTCCAGCTTCAAAATAGGCTTTCCGTTCTCATCCAGCGTTTTAATGTTGAAATTGCTGTCTGACTTTCCTTTACTGTCCTTTCCGAAGAGAAGCCACGAAAAGGCATCGCATACCGTAGTCTTACCTGTGCCGTTCTCACCGTAGATCCACGTTTCCGCATTGGTGAAATCCAGTGTAAGGTTACGGATTCCCTTAAAGTTGAATAGGGACAAACTTTTCAGTTTAATTGTTCTCATACTACTTGTTTATTAAAGTGTTAAGTTTTTCAGATTTATCAGCAGCCAGTAACTCCGCTCTGGAATAAAGAACTTTGGAGCGTATGGAAGCACCGCCACGAGTAGTAGATACTGTACCTTTTTGCACCCACTTTTTTACCCGGCACTCCTGAAACTCCCTGTATGCCTCACGCTGTGAAATGAGATCATTAGCCGGGGCGATACGCTTTGCGTAATTTGCCGCACCCAACTCTGCCATTTCAGCGCATAGGTTTTTCAGTTCGTATAATTCCAGAATGATTGGCATAATTACTTGCTTTTGATACGTTTGAAGAATGTAGCAACGCTTTCAGTGCCGTACTCATCATCAGTGTATAGCACATAAGCCATAAGAGCGCACATACCGAATGTGACGAAATGCCACCATGCGCCAAAGAAGATAGCTCCTATTAGAGCCGATAATCCGATCAGCCCGAAGATTGCCGATCCTACCAAATTGATTAATGTTTCAAACTTCATAATCAGTGTTGCATTTTGATTAGTTGAACAATTCATTTTCTGGTACGCCTAATTTTTTGGATAGCAAGGAAATCTTCAAAGCATCCGGCTTTTGCGCTCCTGCCAACCAACAGCGTACAGTTTTCTCCGAAACCTTGCATAACTCCGCCACTTCTCTTACAAAAGCCGTTTTCGGAGCTACAGGTGCTTTTGTTGGCAAAGCGTCATAAATCTGTCTGAATCTACTTTTTCCCATATTTTTACCCAGTAAATTAGCGTTTGACAAACACATTTTTCATATATTTGCCCTGTAATAACATTGATTACACCGCAAATATACAGAGAATAATTCTAATAAACCAAATAATTACGGAGTTATTTTCTAAGAATTTTGCAAGAAAGTTATAAGTTATTGATTTTCAAATTAGAAATAAAGTCGGTAAAATGAGCGCAACAAAAGATAGATTGCTGGAATTTCTTCGGTACAAGGGAATGGGGCAACAAAAATTTGAGATCTCAATCGGAATGAGTAACGGTTGGGCAAATAAAGTAGGCGATAGTATCAGAGAAAACACATTGAAGAAAATAAATGAGGTTTACCCAGAGCTAAACATCGCATGGCTAAAGACTGGAATAGGGACAATGCTAAATGACAACGGAGAAAGTGAGGAAACTCTGTACACTCCGAAAGAAGAGAATAGCCAGACAGCAGAATCAGAAGATACTGCAAAATGGGTATTGCTACTACCTGTATCAGCACAAGGTGGTAGCCTGAATGACTTTGTTGTGTCGGTCAAGGAAAGCGACTGTGAAAAGGTTGTTTCACCCATCCGTGGCGTGGACTTCGCTATGACTGTTTCAGGTGATAGTATGTCGCCAGAATACCCAAACGGTAGCCGGATCTTCATCAAGAAGATAAATGAAAGGGCATTTATTGAATGGGGAAAAGTATATGTACTTGACACCTGTAACGGAACAGTGATAAAAATACTCGTGCCGTCAGACAAAGAGGGATATGTAAAGTGCGTATCTATCAATACAGATCCTATCTTTGCACCTTTTGAGGTCGCTTTGGAAGATATTTACGGAGTGTACAAGGTTTTGCTTTGTATGTCTGTTAAATAGTTATTGATATGGAAAATCTTAGTAGAATGGTGATAGACCTGTACAAACAGAGCTTCACCGATTATGTGAATGGGAACACGGTTAATGTAGATGCAATTCTGGAAGCGCAAGAAGCCGTTAGTAATGCGATAATCAAGGCAAGGATAGAAAACACCGAAACTGGATTTCTGGAGCATCTGAAAGCCGACATTGATTATTTGAAGTATAACATTTTATGA